GCCCCAACAATAACAATATCAGAAGATAGAGTTACCTATTTAGAAAATATAATTGATGACTATAACGAATACCTAGAGCCACTGCATTCTTTTGTTCTACCTACTGGCCCACTTCATAATGCAAGAACAATTGTGAGAAGGGCAGAGCGTGAGGTTTGGAAGGTAGAAGGTTTAAATATAAATATTGCAAAGTATTTAAACAGGCTCTCAGATTTACTGTTCGTAATGGCAAGATATCACAACAAAGGCAATGAAAAGTTATGGATTCCCAGAAATTAATTTTTACCCTGCTATAATAGGGAAATAGGAGAAAAATGTCTAGTCCATCAAATTTATATGCAGAAAAGGTGTTTGCAGAGCACCCAACTGTATTGTGGGCGCTAGATGATAAAGCAGACTATATCTCTCTTATATCTGAGGAACAAAGATCCGTATATTCTTGGGATATTTCTGGTGGAACGGCAAGCAATTTTACAGAGGCTATAGATGAACCATTTACCAATAGTTCTGTTACAAAAATTCTAGGTAATTTAACTACAGAAGATTTTGGTGAGATTGTATGCATAAGCAATGACCTAGTAAATTTTTCAGAATTAAATTCTTACATGTCAACATTTTCTGTAGGAGCATACATTTATTCAATTAGTTCTTATATTTCTAGCATTGAAATTGGATACGAATATTATGACACAACAACAGGAACAAATATTCAAAAATTAAAAAACTACAACACATCTGTCTCTAATAATTGGATGTTTGTATCTGAAACATTTGATATACCAGATGAAAATACAACCTTTAGAGTTGTGTTAAAAATAAGATATCTTGGCAATGCATCATCTACAGATGATTATGCTTTTTTGTTTAATGGGGTTAGTGTTGGTCAATGGTCAGAAGAGTTTCATTCTTCATCACTTGGCATATCAAAAATATCTTTACCAACATCAATACCGCTAACAGCAACATCTGTTATAGAGGCCAAGTCTTATGGACTAAAACAAACTCCTGGCTACTACTTCATTTCAAACAATGCGTTAGTAGCAAAAAATTCTGGAATACCTCTTGTTTATGGGTCAGGTAACACAACAATTCTTGTCGAAAATGGAAATTCTCCATCATTAATTCTTCCTGGCTTTGGTTTTTTAAATGAGGATGGAAAGTTTAAAGAGTATACCCTAGAAATGTGGATGAGGATAAACTCAGATTCACCAACCAAAAAAAGAATTTGTGGTCCAATTAAATCTAACGACGGAATATATGTTGACGGTCCTTTTATAACATTAAAGATTGGTAAAAACTATTCTTCTCATTATGTTGGAGAATGGACAAGGCCAATGCTTATGCACATAAGAATAACTAATAATTCTGCAAGTTTATTAATAAATGGAGAACAGGTAATATCTTTAAATTTTATAACAGATGAACTATCTTTTCCAGAAAAGTATGACGAAGATGGTAAAAATCAAGATTGGATAGGATTTTATGCGTATGAGGATGTATATCCAATAGAAATTGATTGCGTTGCAATATATCCTTATCAAGTTCCAGCATTGGTAGCAAAAAGAAGATTTGTTTATGGCCAAGGAGTAGAAGTTCCAGAAAACATTAATGCATCTTACAGCGGGACATCTATGTTTATTGATTATGCTTTTGCTGATTATACAAAAAATTATTCTTATCCAGATCTAGTTAAATGGTCAGACGCTTCTATAGATAACCTTAATACTTCATCAAACTATTTATCATGCCCAGACTATTATTTACCAGAATTATTTTTTAGCAATAAAACTAGCCAAGATTTTTATAATGATTCATATCTTTTGCCAAACGAAAATAACCTTTATGTAAAAATGAGACCGTCTGCTTCCTGGAATGACACAAACGGATATATACTTTTTGATAAGTTAAATGTGACTAACAATGAAATTAAATGTTTTTACGGCGTGTTTAAAATATTATCTACTCCAACATCAAATCAAACTTTTTTTAAAATAGAAGACGAATCAACAAATAATAGTTTCTCTATTGAGTTAAAGCCAAATCTAGAGATTGAGTATAAGTTAAAATTTAATACATTAGAAGAGGTTATATATAAAACAACTACAGCAAGAATTGGAGAAGAATTTACAGTAGGACTTGATATTTCTAAATTTACAGAAAATTATGGAAGTAGTGCTAGTTTATTTTTTGGAAATCGTGCATCGTTAAAATTATATGTTGGTGGAAGCAAAGAGTTGAATAAAACATTTACTGGAAACATATATAAAGTTGGATTTTCTACAGAAAGAAACTATCTTTATATAGCAGAATTGTTTAATGAATCTGGTGTGCCAGTACAATTTGAAGATGTGTTTGATAAATTTGGACAATATATTGATTATGATGCTGGTGAGTATCAGGGAGCAAGTCCAGATTTTTGGAACTACGTTTTAGATGGGGGACCACCTGCTCAATATTCTTCTGTTAAATTGATTAACCATATTGCAAGTTATACACTAAGCCCAAAAAAATATTTTGAAACATTTGCTTTAGATATAGATATAGACGGATATTGGGAAGATAAGGTTGCTCTTAGACATTTTGCTCAGTATGTATTAGATGCCAAAGGCAATGAACAATATGACTTAGATTTTCTTCAATTTAATATAAACTATCCATCTCCATCAAAATATACAGAGCAAGAAACTTCATCTGAATTAGGATGGAGTTATCAAGAATTACAAGCAGAATATCAAAGCCCAATTCAAAGAGGTTATGACTCTTTAGATAATCAACTATATACAGGATATAACGACTACCAGGACCTTGCAAATAAATCTACAAAAAGTTATAAGTACGATACCTCAAATTCTCTTGTAAAATCCTATGTAACATTTCAATACCTTGAAAATACATCTACTAACGCAGAGTCATTTTTTACAACAACAGAACTTGCACCTAAAAACGGTATCGTAAATCCAGTAGGTAATTGGATTAATACAAAATATGAAGTAGTTGATGGAATGTTAATTTATCCTCCAACTGGAATAGATTTTAATGACCTGTATGTTGTTCTTCACTTAAACTTTAAAGTTCTTGGAATATTAAATAAGCCCATTAATATTAGAAGTTTACAACTTGCTTCTCAAGCATACAATGATTCTTCTGCTAATCCTATTGGAACTAGATTTGGTGTTCCTGTTTATCCATACAGGAAATCTGGAATTTACTATGATTATAAAGGAGTCAATCCATACACAATTTATAAAGGTACATCTCCGTACCTTTACTTAACAAAAAATTCTGGATTACAAATAAAGGGAACCTATGATCCGCTTATAGACCGTGGATTAGCAATTCCAATTAATTCAAATCAGTCTAGCAATTATAAGGTAATGGCTATGCAAGCAGCAATTAGATACGATCAAGATTTTTTTCCTTTTGCTCCAACACAAATTTTTGAAATAGAAAGTAAAGGCAATAGACTAAAAATATTTATAGTTGCAAATCATCCAGAAGGAAAGAGAGCAAAAATCTATGCAGTAAATGCAAACACTGGTCAAATTGAAGATGGTATTGGCTTTTATTGGAATGGAAATATTGTTAAAGAACCAAATATTACAGTACGTGAATGGGGAATGTTAGGTATTTCGTTTTCAAGCCTATTAGATTTTTCAAATTATGTTGGATCAATTAAGATAACTGGCCCAATCTTAGTTAATCTAGTTTCCCATTATAAGTCAACAAATCTGCAAGAAGTCCAAAATATTACAGTGCGACCATGGTTTAAAATAAAATTTAACGGTCCTTTAACCTTAGATTGGGAATACTGGAATCCAGCATATATTTGGCAAGGGGTTTTAATCTTATCAACAACCTCTTATTATGGAGTAAATCCAGGAGATATTTATAAGAGTTACGCTGGAACAAACAAGTTTATAATTGATGATACAAGGCTTTTTAGGTTAAATAATTACCAATATTCTTTTGATACAGAAATATCTTGGCAGTCATCAACCGAAAATGCCATCTAATATGGTATACTTGTTGACATGAATAACCAAGATACAAAGAAAAAGCGTAAAGCATTGCCACGAATGAAAGGGCAAGTAGGAGAATCCCGTGTAAAAGTTATTGAAAAAAATTACGAGTGGGGTCTTTATGTATACAAAAAGGCTAACGGAAAATGGTTTACAGATGGTAATGGCTCTGTTCTTAACATTGAATCAATGAAGGGTGACATTATGCAGATATCTAAACTTAAAGATGCTGCTAAATATTACGGGGATGAAGGAGATGGAACTTGCGTATTTGTTCCAGGACTAACGAGAATCTCAGAAGAAGAATACTCTGAGCAAAAACAAAGGCTATCAGAAGGATTAATTCCTTCAATGAATGATCTTGGTGCAGTTCAGGCAGCCAAAGACACTATTGCAAAATATGGAAATGACGACTAATGAGTGAAGACAAAGATTTTATTATAAGAGCAAAAACTGACAATCTTTTGCCAGAAGATGATACTTTTACAAAACAAGATCCATTTAATCAAACATGGGATATTGTTAAAGATTTACAGGGTTTAGACAATAACTTTAAAAGAAGAACTTCTAGACTAGTAAAAGCAGAAGCATCACAAACATATCTTAATAGTTCAAGAGCAGAAAGCGTTGGAATAAACGGAGCAAGATCTAAAGAAATTAATTCAGGAACTGTTTACAGAAATGCGTATGGATTATTTGATGTTATTACTCCACCATGGAATTTATATGAACTTGCAAGTTTTTATGATACTTCGTTTGCAAACCATGCTGCAATTGATGCAAAGGTTGAAAACATTGTTGGTCTTGGTTATGAGTTTAAAATTTCAAAAAGAACTATGCTTAAGTTGGAAGCATCTGAACCAAAGACTTCTGAAAATGCAAGAAAAAGAATTGAAAGAGCAAAAATTGAAATAACTGATTGGCTTGAATCTTTAAATGATGAAGATTCTTTTACTACAACAATGGAAAAAGTTTTTACTGACCTTCAATCAACAGGAAATGGTTACCTTGAAATTGGAAGAACTACTCGTGGAGAGATTGGTTATGTTGGTCATATTCCATCAACGACTATGAGAGTACGCAGACTTCGTGATGGCTTTGTTCAAGTAATTGCAAACAAAGTTGTTTACTTTCGTAATTTTGGAGCAAATAATTCAAACCCACTTGGAACAGATCCAAGACCAAATGAGATTATTCATTTTAAAGAATACTCTCCACTAAATACTTTTTATGGAGTGCCAGACATAATGTCTGCAATTGGGTCATTGCATGGAGATCAACTTGCATCACAATATAATATTGATTATTTCCAAAACAAAGCAACACCAAGATATGTTGTAACTCTTAAGGGCGCCAAGTTATCTGCAGAAGCAGAAGACAAAATGTTTAGATTTTTGCAGACAGGACTTAAAGGCCAAAACCACAGAACTCTTTATATTCCATTGCCAGGAGACTCTGACACTAACAAGGTAGAGTTTAAAATGGATCCAGTTGAAAATGGTGTGCAAGAGGCATCATTTAAAGAATATAGAAAACAAAATCGTGACGACATTCTTGTTGCACACCAGGTACCACTTTCTAAAATTGGTGGATCTGATTCGTCTGCAATCGCTGCTGCGCTTTCTCAAGATCGTACATTCAAAGAGCAAGTTGCTAGACCAGCACAAAGAAATCTTGAAAAAATGATCAATAAGATCATAAAAGAAAAGACAGATATTCTTGAATTTAAGTTTAATGAGTTAACTCTTACTGATGAAATTGCTCAGTCACAAATTATTGAAAGACTTGTAAAGACACAGGTTATGATGCCCAATGAGGGTAGAGAACTTCTTGGTCTGCCACAGATAGAAGGTGGTAATGAGCCTTTTGATCCAAAGCCTCAAGATACAGCAAATGATAATGCAAATAGAGCACGAGATACTGAAAGAACTAATAACCAATCCGATGGAGTAGCCACTGTAAGTGGAAGAAATCCAAAAGGCGAAGGTAGAAAATTTGACGACATGGTCGAATTGTCCGATTTGTAATATATTACTAAAAACGGGTATATAATATAATGGTGATTAATATATCCAAAGCCCATTGGAATTCAGATGGGGACAATCTTCGTTTGTCAATGCCTTTTAGTAAGGTAGACAAAGAGCGTAGAATCGTATCTGGATTTGCATCTTTAGACAATGTTGATAAGCAAGATGACATTGTAACAGCAGAAGCATCAATGGAAGCGTTTGCAAAATTTCGTGGCAACATTAGAGAAATGCATCAGCCATTAGCAGTAGGCAAGATGGTAAACTTTAAAGCAGAAAAATATTTTGATCCAGAATCAAAGAAGTTTTATAATGGAGTATTTGTATCTGCTTATGTTTCAAAAGGTGCCCAAGATACTTGGGAAAAAGTTCTAGATGGAACCCTTGCTGGTTTTTCTATTGGTGGAAAAATGAATAAGTGGGACGATGGTTATGATGAAAAGTTAGACAAACAAATTAGAATTATTAAGCAATATGATTTAGTTGAGTTGAGTCTTGTAGATTCCCCAGCAAATCAGTTTGCAAACATTGTATCTGTTGAAAAGGTTGATGGAGTAAATATTATTAAAGGTGATGAAACAATTTTAGAAAATGTTTTTTATGATAAGGAATCAGGTATTGTAATGGTTTCAGAAAATGAATCAGAGGTAAGTCCAACCACTGGTGAACAAATGGCAAATATAGGTTTCGTTGAAAAAACAGATAACGAAAAAGTAACAATGATAAAATTCTTAGTTGATAGTGCTAAAGGCATTAATACTTCTAAGATTAACAAGGAGGAAAAACCTATGACAAAAAACACAGAAGCAGTTGCAGAAGTTATCGAAACAGAAGCAGCAGTAGAAGTAACAAAGTCAGAGGTCGCTCCAGAGGTTGATGCCATTGTTGAAACACCTACAGAAGAAGTTGCAAAGTCTGAAGAGACTCCTGCAGTTGATGTAGTTGAAGAAACAATAGAGGTATCTAAATCAGATGAAACAACTGTTAATTCAGTTGAAGAAATCAAGAATACCCTAGAATCAGCCTTTAGCGATCTAGTTTCAAAGGTCAACTCTTTGCAGGCAGAAGTAGAAATGCTTAAGTCTTCAAAGGTAGATGTTGAAACAGCAAGACAATCATTTGAGGCAGTTGCAAAAGATATTGCAGCAGCAACAAATACATTTAACGAATTTGGTAAGCGTGTGGAACTTGTAGAGCAAGACACTGCTTTCCGAAAGTCTGGCGATCTCGGCGAGATAGTACAGAATCAGCCTGA